AACCTAATATTGTAAGTGAAACTATTTTCATCTTTCAGAAACCAGCAGACTTCTTGATTGATAAAGTTGTTAGATCATATGAAGGTGATGTATTGAAACAGTCTTTGGTGAATGAAAAATATGAAAGATCCAATGTTTGGAAGATCAATCCAGAGACTGCATCCAAACATCTTGCACCATATCCAAAAGAGTTGAGTGATAAAATTGTAAAATATTATTCTTATGTTGGTGACTTGGTTTTAGATCCTTTTATGGGTTCTGGAACTACTGCTATCTCCTGTGTGGATAATAAAAGGCAATACATTGGAGTGGAACTGCATCAAGAATATGTTGACATGGCAGAAAATAGGATTGCAAAGTTTTCACCACTTAATAAGTTTCTAATTGATACTGGTAAAGTAAGAACATATCCTGCTGAGGATGTTCTCAAAAGATTGAAAGAACTTGTTGAGGAGGATAATAATGAACAACTTTGAAGTTTTCTTTTATTTTGTTTGTTTTGCAATTATTGCAGGAGGTGCCTTTGCGATGATGTGGGGTAATATTCAATCCATTAATCAGGAGATGAATAAACCAAAACCCAAACCACGTCACCCAGAAGCACCTGCTGCTGGAGAAGAGGTGATGTATGTGGATCTTTCTAGAGATAAACTAGAAGACCTTTACAACAAAGACAATGAATGATATACTACAGAGACCTCCGGGTCTCTTTTTTTATCTCTAAATAAAAACTATTATGACTTATAAAATTTATTCGCGTGATGGTTGTCCTTATTGTGTTAAGGTTCAGCAAGTGCTAAACTTAGCAAAGTTGGATCATGAAGTTTTCAAACTTGGAAAAGACTTCTCTAGGGAAGATTTTTACGAAAAGTTTGGACAAGGATCAACCTTTCCTAGAGTGGTTCTTGGAGAAGAACTTCTCGGCGGATGTTCTGAAACAGTTAAGTATTTAAAGGAGCATAAACTAGTCTAATGGAATCAGAAAATCTCAATGATATCTATGATCTTGTTGAACATGCAATCGAAAACGCCTTTGAGGGTCAAATGAACTTAAAGTTTTATGATTATCTAAAATCAAATAAGGTAAAAAAATATGAGATTGATTCTTTCAATGAGAGTAATGTAGCACATGAGATTAGTGAACTTGTAATGGACTTAGAAGACTATCTTGAAGGTGGTTCTGACGATGCTCATAAACAATTGCGTGAAGGGTATGGTCATATTCCAAAACCTCAGGCAAGAAAGATTAAAACCTACCTATATGGTATTCTAGAGGATGCTTGGAAGTATAGTTATGACCGAAAACCCGGACGCCGAAAAAAACAAACTAAATAATGACGAACCCGAAATAAATCGGGGAGTAGAATTACTACTAAGAAATAGGAGGAAGCAAGAACCGCCAAAGACTTTCCAAGTTAAGTTTGGAAAAATGGTTTCCTTTCTCCGAAGAGAAATTGTTTTTCATTTTAACATCTACTTGGACATTAAAAAAAAGTAGGAGAAAGGCAATGTTAGCAGTAACTCTCACCATAGGAACCTTAGTTTCTATCACAATGTTTTTTGTTGGAGGTATGGTAGGATGGTTAGCCAAAGAGCATGTCTATCAGACACAACCCGTCTATACTCACCCAGAAATGTTTGATGAGAACGGTAATGTTCTACCTGATGAAATTTTAGCAGTACGATTTGAAAACAGTTATGACGACGAATACGATGACGAAGAAAGTTAAACTTTCCCCAAATCCTTTCTTACATGAGATCTTTGAACTTGTATCCAAGCAAAGATCGAAGGCAAAAAAAGTGGAAGTTTTGCAAGAATATGCACATGATTCTGTAAAGTCTGTTTTGATTTGGAACTTTGATGAAACTGTTATCTCAATGATTCCTGAGGGAGAAGTACCATATGGAGACATTGAAGATCAATCTGTTTACAGTGGAAGTTTATCTGAAAACTTAGATCGGGAAATGAGGGGTGGAGAATCTGCAACTGGACAAGATCTAGATGGTAGAGGCAAAACTTCTCTCCGTAGAGAATGGAGGAATCTTTATCATTACATAAAAGGTGGTAATGATTCATTGAACAAAACACGCAGAGAAATGATGTTTATCAATCTTCTGCGAGGACTGCATCCCAAAGAGGCTCAGATTCTTATTCTTGTTAAGGATAAACTTCTACAATCTAAATATAAATTAACAAAAGACGTAGTGAGCGAAGCATATCCTGATATTACTTGGGGTGGCCGTTCATGACAGTAGCAGTAGAACAGGAGCAAGAACAAATGAACGGAGAGGATCTTGGAAATAATATCAACCCCTCCGCATATGGATGTCAGATTCTTCAAGAGAAGACTACCCTGGAGCAGGCAAACGATAAATCTTTACCCAATGATGCCAGGTTAATCTGGTACGTTGTTGATGGTAAAGAGTATATTGATCTTGTTCGCTGTAGAAAAACTGCGGAATTATTTGACATGTATTATGATAAGTACGGTCCCGGTGCCGTCAAAAAGATTGATTTTGGGTATGGGCAGATGAGTCCTAAACTCTGGGGTGTCAAACCCAAGAAGGAAGGAAAGAACAGATGAGTGATGGATTTGATGTTAAAGTTGAGATGCCAAGAGAGGACATTGATAAACTTCTGAAGAAGTATAAAGGTCTGAAGAAGTATCAGAAGTCCAATCTCTTTGCTATCAAGACTATGGATGGTACAGAAGATGTAATTAGTAAAATGGTAAAAGAAGTTGAAGATGATCCTATTTGATTAATGAAACATGAACTACAAACCTTATTCTCCTGAGTGGCACAGGTATAGATACTTAAAAGAAGCAATTAGCAAATATCTAGATGACTATGAAGACAATCAAGTTATCATTAATGATATCTTGAGCGTTGTATGCGATCGTTCAGAAATTGCATATAAAGAGTTTAATAAACTCAATGACTTAGAATCAAAACTACGAAACTAAAATGCTTTCAACTCAATATCGACTCCGACTGGAGTTCATTTGTAAAAAGATTGCCAACAAAGAAGAAGTCAAACTTGAGGATATGATTTGGGCAGAGAAGTTGTCCAAAGCAAACACAACTGCTCGCGAGTGGTTGAGAAAAGCAAGAAGACATGCTGCTCAGGATATTCAGGAGGGTAGTATAGATGATTTTATGAACAGGATGGGATTGGGTGATCCAGATCCATCTAACTATCGGACAGGATTCAATGGTGCTGATGAAATTACGGAATGGTTTAAACAAGATAAACCGGATGATTGGAGGCAACGTGACTAAAAAAAGTGTTCCTAGGTGGAGACTAGAAAGAATTGCTGAAGAACTTGGTGGAGAAATTCATTACCAAGATATTATAGACAGCCATGGAAAAAGAGCAAAGAGAATTATTATTACATATAAAGAAAATGACTGAAGCAGCAGTAATATATTCAAACGAAAGTCAAGAGTGTGAAAGAATTGGAATGTTACTCAAAAGTCTTGGAGGGGAGTACCATGAATATCGTTTGAATAAAGACTTTACATCTGCCCAATTTGTTGCTGAGTTTGGACCAGAGGCAGAGTACCCTCAGGTCTCTATTGGTTGTAAACATATTGGTAGTATAAAAGAAACCCTCCAGTACTTTAAAACCAAAGAAATTCTATGACTAATGATTCCAAAGATGCTAAACGCAGGAGAGCACTTAATCTTTTTATCGAGAGTGTAATCAAACCTGACCATGAACTTAGAGGAGATGCTCATGGTCAGAAGTGTTATAATGAACTGATGGAAGTTCGAGAAGAGATTTTGACTTATCTCAGAAATCGATAGGACTTGACTAAATAAGTTACAGAGTCTATAATAGACTCATCGTTCATCCTTATGTTAGCACTAATACTGACGTTCACCTTTGCCTCACATAATGATGCTGACCCTTATGGTTGGCACATAAATTGTGAAAGGTTCCTATCAAGAAGAGTCGAAATCCTGATGGATGATGACTTGGATCGGAGAACTAAGTATAACCTGATTGGTTATCTTAGGTCTAAAGTAGATGGTATGTGCGGTACGCTAACATAGGACGCAAGTAAGTCGCGGAACGGATCGTTCATCCCTTCGGGGACGCAAACGACTGAAGGAACGGGAAAAAACGGATCCAGCGAAAGCTGAGAAGGTTAATTTTCACCCAACTTCAGGAGACCTACAATGAATACCCTTCAAATTATCAAACACCAAATCGAGAAGCAGTCTGCTCTGCACGATGCACAAATTCACATCACTAAGTATCGTGGTGTGAATTGCAAAGTAAATGAGGTCGATGAGGAAACTCATGGCACTTTCTGCTATCGTGGTCGCACTTATACTAAGTGAGGCAATTATGGAAGCACTACAAATCACGGGAGTAATTACCTTGGCATGTGTTGCTGCAATGATATTATTGTATAGTGAAATTATTTTCCTCAAAAAAAGTTGAGGGACATATAGGGGACCTTGACGGGTCCTCTTTTTTTATGTATGATGGGAGGGTAACCTCCCATTTTTTGTATGGATAAAGAGAAACTCAAACTTATTGTGAGAAATCTAAAATCTCTAGTTGATGTTTTAGAGTCTGAAATTTATTCTGATCCTGCTGCATATGTGGATAAGCGGGAGAACTTTGATGATGAATACTATCCACTTGCTGATTACGACGAAGTATTTGAAGACGATGAATGAGGTACTAAAGAATGTATGAAGAACTAAATGACTTTGAAAAAGCATTGCAGCATTTTGGAACTAGAGTCGAAATTATTGCTGCGATGGAAGCATCTGGAAAGTGTTCTCAGGATGATGCTTATCAAATGATTAAGAATGAAGTAAAGGAAATGAAGAAGGTTCGTAAGGAAAGTAAAAAGGAATCATGAAAGAACAAGTTAAATTAGTTGCAATCACTCAAGGTGCTGGTGAATTAATTGAAAAGAATGCTCAAGAAGTTATCTCCTACATTGCTAGGGTATCTAATCCAAATAACCAGTTGAACTTTGATACTGCTGCTGGTTTGCTCAGATACTGTATTAAGCATGAGCACTGGTCTATTTTTGAACATGCGTTCATGACACTTGAGATTAATACCACTCGCGGAATCTCCCCGCAAATATTGCGTCATCGTAGTTTCACATTTCAGGAATTTTCGCAACGTTATGCTGATAGCACACAATTGGGAACTTTAGAGATTCCTGAACTTCGTCGTCAGGATACTAAGAACAGGCAGAATTCTATTGATGATCTTGATGAATTTGAGAAGCAAAATGTAGAGAGGCAGATTCAAACTCTGTTTAGTTCTGCAGAAGCATTGTATACTCAAATGCTTAAGCGTGGTATTGCAAAGGAGTGTGCTCGTTCTGTTCTTCCTGCGGCAGTTCCCACTAGAATCTACATGACAGGTTCGTGTCGTTCTTGGATTCATTATATCTCTTTGCGCTCTGCTAATGGCACACAGAAGGAGCATATGGACATTGCCAATAATTGTAAGTTAGTATTTAATACTCAGTTCCCTACTGTTGCGGAAGCAATGGATTGGGTACAATAAATATTAACGTATGTGATGTAATTTATGGCTACGTATCCTATTATCAACAAGAAGACTGGCGAACAAAAAGATGTTCGTATGAGTGTTCATGATTGGGATCAATGGAGGACTGATAACCCTGATTGGGAAAGAGATTACTCTGACCCGACTACATTTCCGGGCATCGGAGAAGTAGGAGACTTCAAAGACAAACTGAAGAAGACTCACCCAGGGTGGAATGATGTGCTGCACAAAGCATCTAAAGCCCCAGGATCCACAGTCAAACCACTCTGAGAACCTTATGCCAGCAAAAAGATCAAAGACGCCCGTACCATTCGGAATGAGCAATAAGCAAATGAAAAGAAAGAAACCTATTAATTC